GCAGTTTGGAACGTATGAGGATGAAAATGCTGATGTAGGAATAGTGCAGCAATGTAAGGGTTACAAGCAAGTTGATATTTGTTCTCCTGTCCATTGTGGCGGAAACTCAGCACCACAACCTGAAGTGGTGAAATATTTCGAGGAAAAAGCCGATGAGTTAGTGAAACTTGGGTATGATGATACCCAATTTCAGCTTGGAGAGATTAACGCAAAGGAAGAAGAACTTTCGATGCGTAATTCTTTTGAACTCTATGCGAAACGAGTTGAGGGTATATTACGTCCACCGTCTGAGGAAGAGATGGAGCGTTGTGTGAATATACTCGTAGCTATGTTGCCGGCTAATAAATTTGAACCTAATGTCGATTATGATTCACCGGAAAATATAATTAGTATCATCGATTCGTCGATGATCAAGGACCGTAAGAGTGGTGGTCAACCCCACCAAGCTAATGGCCTTGCTACTATAGGCGATATTATAGCAGCTAAGACTAAGACCGGTCTTGTTGAGATGGTGGTTAATGATTGGGAGTCCACGGACTATCAGTTAAAGCCATTTATCAAAGCAGGTCCGGAGAAGGTCAAGAAACTGCTTAAACATATGCCTCGGATCGTTGCCGGAATGCCGGTTGAACAAACGATCCGTAATATGGCCACTATGAAAGAACTTATCGCTTCTGTCACTGAAAATTGGACAGATTCGCGTATTAAGTATTCTTTCAATGCGGCGAAACCAGGTCATATTGACCACTTAGCGAAGCAATTTAAAGATAAGGAGGTTTATGAGAGTGACAAGCCAAACTGGGATTTAATGTTCTTCGAGTACCTTTTTAAGATATGTCGAGAAACTTATTTACGGATGGCTGTCAAACCAGAAACTATGTCTGATGAAAGATTCGCGAAGTGGAAAGTTGACTATAATCGACTGGTCGATAATGTGATTTATCATGCGAAGTATCGCTGTACGAATGGGAAAGTCTTTATGTCTGATTTTTATGGCATGATGGTGTCTGGTTGGTTTGGGACTATTTCTTTTAATAGCCTAGGCCAGCTGGCAGCACATGTCTTAACTATGATGCGTATGGGACTCTCAAATGATAGCATACTTAGCGATGATTATTACATTTTGGCCGGTGGTGATGATACCCTTCAGACTTTTCCGAAAGGATTTGATCATGTTGGGTACATTGCTACAGCTTTAGAGATGGGAATAGTAATGGGTGAGTTTGTCATCCATCCACAATTTAGTGGCTGTGAGTTTTTCAGCACTAAATTGTTTAAAAAGGATGGTGTTTGGCAGTTTCACCCAGTTAGATTCACTAAGCATATTGCTATGTTGACTACCACGAAAGTTGAGGACTTAGCTGGTTCGTTAGCAAGCCTGATGCAGCTTTATTGTTGGGATGAGCAAAAATTTCATTTTCTTAAGAGAATGTTTACGCAATTTCGAACTCAATATCCCAGTCATTTTGACTTGGTTTATTATAAAGGGATTCAGGAGCTTAGATTTAAAGCTTTAGGTTGTGAGGCTAGTTGCTAATTAAATAGCGCTAGTGGTCTGCTCGGACGTTAAACGAGAGAAAACCGGTTAGTGACCCACCGTATCCAGAGGTCACATGTATGATGTATCTACATAACCATTATTCAATACATGGCAGGAGGAGGTGTAAAT